CCCTACAAAAAGGCGTAAGGCGATGTAGCCAACCAAACGGGAAGGCAAAAGGTAAACAAATATTAATTAAACTTAATAACGGAATAAATTAATGTCACAAGCAGCAACATTGACCCTTTCGCAAGAAATTGAGAAAGTAGTAAGACTCAAACCTTCAACGGACAGTTACCGCAAGTACGGTAAGGCAGAAAATACATTGGTCGCGGGGAAGTCAATCCGCAAGGCAATCGCTTCGGATTTAAAATCGGGATTGGTTGAATTTGAGGCAATCCGCAAAGGCAACAGCGAGACTGGGCCCGTTGATATGGGCTTCGGCGATTTTTCAAGAGAAAAATGGGGCGTCGGCACATTGTCAGACGTGCTTAATCTCATGGGCGTTGACGTGACGCGCAAGACGATTGACCACCTCTATTCTCTGCCCGACCTGCCCGATGATTCAAAGGCTATTGTACCTATTTTGTACCTCGACTTTTTGCGAACGGGTTACAACAAGCCGACGATTATCAATGATTTGATTCGCGATACCGTTACCGTATCAACGCCTCAAATCACAATGCCGACAATCAAACAGGCGGACGCTACGTTGCAACGCTTGAACGAGGGCGAGACAATCCCGATGGGGTCTATCTCATGGGGCGGCAAGACGGCGAAGGTAGAAAAGTTCGGACGCGGTTTCAGTATGACGGACGAGTTGGTTCAATTTGCAACTATCGAAATTTTGGCCCCGTTCTTGGAGGACTTGGGTACGCGTATCGGTATGTCTCAATCCGCTATGGGCGTCGCTACCTTGTTAGACGGCGTGGTAACTATCGGCGTCGAGGATATTGCAAAGGGTTTCCAATACCGCGACTTCTTGTACGCAAAGCGCAACTTTAAGGGCATTAACCGCAACGTTACGTCTGCCTTGGCTTCGGTTATGGGTTGCGTGGACATTGAGGACATGGACGAGGTGAAAGGTTTGGTGGGCACTAACCGCCTTATTTCGGTCACCACGACGCCGACGACTTCTAACGACTTGAACATTAACACGCACGGCTTAATGTCGAACGACTCCGTTATGTTTATCGATAAGTCGGTCGCCTTGCGCCGTTTCGTACTCAATTTGCTTGCTATTGATTCGCAAAAAATCATGTCAAAGCAAATCACGGAGATTTTCGCCACGATGTCACTCGGCATGACGACGATTTTTGAGGATGGTCGTTTTGTTATGAAAAAGACCCTTGACCGTGCGACGCATGATTTCCCTCAGTTTATGAACGCGACCTTGCTTGACCAAGCGACGATGTTCAAAGGGTAATCACTCATTCCTGTTTTTGATTTTTCAATAAGAATATCAAAAGGGTAATGGTTTTAGTAACATAAATCCGTTACCCTTTTTTTTACAATACCTAATTTTTAAATTTTAGAAGGCAATGGCAAAGAAAGGCGACAAAGAAACGACGGTCAAAAGTATCTTGGATGAGACGCCCGTATTCATACCCGCAGACGCTGAGACGGAGGTGGTAATTACCACGGAAACGGCGCAAATCGGCGGGAAGGAAACGACGGTCAAAAGCATTGATACCTATAAGCAAAACCTACCCGAGCGCGGCGAAGCGGACGGGTTTTCGATTTACGAAATGGTGGATAAGGGCAGTTCTTGGGGCATGGGGCATTACAACATCGTTTATACGGAGCGCAAACGCCTACCTAATGACGGCGTAACGCTCAAAGGTGTAAACGACGGCTGTATCAAAAAAGTAGAAGTTTGAGATTTGATGAATAATTGATTTTTTAAGTGATTTTAGGCTAACCGCTACACGTTAGCGTTTAGCCTTTTTTAATTCAAATACATGCTCACAATATTGGACATGGTGGCCGTAAAGCTGCCGCAGATTGACAAGGCAGACGCGGCGACGGTTAACGCCGTCACGGTGTACGGGGTTGAAATTATGTCGGAATTGGAAAAATGCTTTAAGGCCCGTTACCGCAAAATTGACACGGGTAGCAAATTGATGAACCTTGACGAATTGCCCGAAAACGAGACCTTGGACAACGTGACCGATGAGCAGTTTTACCGACAAGTCGAACGTTCTATTATTTCGGACTTAGTGTGCCTACAATACACCTTCTCGCAGGTAGTCAAGCTATCGGCCGCTATCACGCCGACGAATCTAGCGAAGTACATCAAGAAGGCGAAGGCCGACGACGCGGAGGTAGAGTACGCGGGTATCGAGCCTAAGAACGTACCCTTTTTGGTTGACGCGTTGCGATTGATGAAGCAATTTAAGGGCGACGCGGAAAGAAAGGCGACGACTATCGGTTGCGTGATTGATATTACCGACGACTTGACCTACTTGGCATACTTAGAAAACCCCGCAGCATTTGCCCCCTCAGTATTTACAATCGTTCGCTCAAATTGCAACTAAAAAATGAATCTTTTAAGCCAAGACGACCTAGACGAAATCAAAGCGGGTATAAAAGACGTGACGGACACATTTTTTACGACCGTCATAACTTACCGACGCGCAAAGACTATCCTCGACCGTTATGGCGAGGGTCAGAACAACGGCACAACATCGGCTTTTGAGGACTTCGTAATGCCGTGTAAGGTAAAATACATGGACGACGAGATTAGCCGTAATATCATAGGCGCGTCCTCCTTTCGGGGCGTCAAATTGTCCTTTAACGCTGATTTTTGGGTTACTAATAACCTTTATATTGACGGAGAAGTTAAGGCGTCACAGACAAAAGACTACGTATTGGTGAACGGTAAAATTTACAAGGTTACGGCTATCACGCCGTCTGGCGCGTTTGAAAGGCGTAATCTATTAATCACGGTATTGGCTGATTTACCGCCGCAAAAAACGGTTTGATATGGCGGTAACGAGGACAGGCAATTGGCGGGGTGTTAGTCGTTTTTTGGGAACGCTACCGACGACGTTAGAAGAGGCGCGGCAGTTATCCCTACGCCGTTGGTCGCTCAAAGCCGAAGCGTTGGCAAAGGGCCACATGAACGCACAGGACATGGGTTGGACGCCGTTAGCGGCCAAGACCGTCGCGGCTAAGTTGCGGCGCGGTGAATCTGAATTAATACTGATAGCTACATCGTCGTATTTTCAAGCCATTACATCGTGGACGGTTGACGGCAAGGCGTTGGTAGGCGTTAGGCGTGGCACGGTGGGCAGAGACGGGCAATTGATTGACGTTGTGGCTAGGACGCACGAATTTGGCGCAAAGAACATACCCGCTAGACCTTTATGGAAGCCCGTTTTAGACGAAACGATGCGGTGGCACAACGCTAATAACACCCCTCAGTATTTGTTTAGGTTGGCCGCAAGGCGCACCTTAAACGCTTAAAAATCAGTTAATTATGTACTCACTCGCTCAATTAGACAGGACGATATACGAACACCTACGGCTTGAAATAGTCAAGGCGGGTTATTTGCCCGATATTACGCTATTTACGGACGGCGAGGGGTGGCAAGCGGCACGTGATACCCTACGGGCCGCCTTGGTAGGGAATGAATTGATTGACGTTTTCGGCGTCGGCGCGGCTGATGAACGCGGTGAATGGACAGGCGCAAAGATAGTGATTAACCGAACGACGGAGGCAAGCGGTACGATAGGGGCGGGGTTATCGGTGTATAAGAGAATAGTAGGCGGCTTTGAAAAAACGCAACTGCCCCAAACGACGACCAATATTACTTACGAGGTTATCGTAACGGCTACGGGTGTAAGGACGGAAAGAATAATGTCCGAAATTGTAAGCCGTGCCTTCGGCAGAATGAAACACATAGGCGTATTTAATAACGACGGCACTATCAGTAACGAGGATAAGGTCTTTATACGGCAGACGCAAAAGTTCGACCAAAGTAGCTTGTATTTCTTACAGAAAAATATTACTTTCACTCTACAAGATTTGTTCTTATTGACAGAGACTACGGAGGAGATGAACGGCAATATCGCGCAAATCAACTCAATTAACTTTACGATTTACGCCGCGACGAAATCCGACGTAATCAAAAGTCAATCGGCAGAGTTGACGGTAACGGCACAATAAGCGGTTTCAAAACAACTAACGGAATAAATTATTACTTAATCACATTTAATTTTAAAATCACAAT